TGCTGGGAGACACGACCGCGAAACTGGCAGGATTTCCTGATGCACAGCAGTAGTAGACGCAGGCACGCATCTCTGATTACAAACAACACACTTGCAATGGTGTTAGAGTCAGACGCATGGCGCAGACGGGACGCAAACCAAAGCCGGTAGAGCAGAAGGTGCGTACTGGTAATCCTGGTAAACGCAAACTGCCATCGCTCGCTGAAGTCAAGACGCTTCCTGTTGTGCGTAGAGAGGTTCCTGAACCACATCGGCCTTTGATGGGCGCAAAGGACGCAAACCGTGGCCCTGGACTGCGTTTGTGGCACATGATTTGGGAGAGTGGTTCTCCGTGGCTCAGCGTGGAAGTAGACGCAGAGTTGGTCATGATCGTGTGTGAGCAGACGGATGAGCGTGCCATCTTGCGTGATCGGATGTTTCGCAACGGCATTGATTGGCGTGAGCGAGCCGCTTTGCGGATGCTAGAGAAGCAGATTGCACAGAATCTGGCGCAGTTGGGCTTTACTCCGGTAGACAGAGCGAGGTTCGGTACAGTCAGCACACAGACAGACGCATTGCAGGAGTTCCGTGAACGAGTCGCGACGAAGCGTTCTTCCTCCTAAGAAGTCCTGGTCACCTACCTACTACACGCCACGCAAGCACAGAAACTCAGACGGTGACTTGGTTGCTTCCTTCGGGGAAGAACTACTGGTAACAACAAAGGGAGTGCGTGCCGGTGAGCCGTTGGTGTTCACTGACTGGCAGAAGTGGTTACTCAATGCGCTACTAGAACGGCGACCAGATAACAAACTGCGTTATCGCCGTGCGTTGATCGGGCTACCACGCAAGCAAGGCAAGTCCCTTCTCGGCTCTACGTTGGCGCTCTATGGTCTATTCGCAGGCGAGGCAGGTGCAGAGGTCTACTCAGCCGCAGGTGACCGCCAACAGGCTCGCATCGTGTTCAACGAAGCGAAGCAACAGATAGTAGAGAGTCCACTGCTGTCTAAGGAATGCAACGTCTACCGTGACGCCATTGAGGTCAGACGGTTTGGTGGCGTTTATCGTGTTCTATCCAGCGATGGCAAACTCCAACAGGGACTCAACCCATCAATGGTGGTGTTTGACGAGTTGCACATCCAGCCAAACGATGATCTGTGGGATGCACTGACACTAGGCTCTGGCGCACGAGTAGATCCCATCACCGTCGCCATCACAACTGCAGGGTACGACTTGCAGTCTCTCGCAGGACGCTTGTACCAGTACGGCAAGAGCCTCGTTGCCGGCGAGAAGGAAGATGACACCTTTGGCTTCTTCTGGTGGGAAGCGAAGCCAGACTGCGACATCACTGACCGCAAGGAATGGTTGCGTTCTAACCCAAACCTGGCACTCGGCCTCGTTGATGAAGAAGACATGGTTGTTGCATCACGGCAGACAAGCGAGATGGCGTTCCGGCGCTACCGGCTCAATCAATGGGTGCGTTCCCAGGAGTCTTGGTTGCCGATTGGCGCATGGGAGCAATGCACAGGAACAGTAGACATAAACAGTGACGATGAGTGCTTTGTAGGGATTGACATGGCACTGAAGCACGACAGCATCGCCATCGTCATTGCGCAACAGCACGAAGATGGCTCAATCCACACGGATGCGAAGATTTGGCATCCAGACATGGAAGCAATAGACATCGCTGATGTAGAGAACCATCTGCGCAATCTGCACAGGAACTACAACGTCAAAGAGTTTGCGTATGACCCGGCATTCTTCCAGAGAAGCGCCGAAGCGCTCCTAGATGATGGCTTGCCTATGCTGGAGTTCCCGCAGTCCTCACAGCGCATGATTCCAGCGTGTGGTAATGCCTACGATTGCATCGTGACAAACAGGGTCGTGCATAACGGCTCGCCAACATACGGCGACCAAGTGCTATCAGCGGCTCAACGCATGACAGACAACGGATGGCGTTTGAGTAAAGGCAAGAGCAAGCGCAAGATTGACGCCGCGATTGCGCTCTGCATGGCGCTGGACAGGGCCACTAGACGACAAAGTAGTACGCCATCACCTACGATTGAATCGGTATGGTAAACGCATGAAGCGACGAATCATGTTTATCACGGAAGTTTGTGGTGCGAGTGTGTTCTGTTTCGGCGTTGCGATGTTCAGCACAGCGATAGCGCTGATGGTCGCAGGCGTGCTTGTCGTTGTTGCTTGTGAGGTCAATCAATGAGTTTGTTCAGACCAGAGAGGCGTGCGCTTCCCACAAGCATTGACCCCAACCAGATCACGGCTCGTCCCGTCTTCGGCAACTACTCCGGCGAAGTCGTCTCAGAGTCCACCATCTTCACAAGCAGTGCCTGCGCCTCGGCCATCACTTTGCTCGCAGACAGCGTCGCCACAATGACGCTACATCTACAAGCAGACAAGAACGGCAGATGGGCAAACCTGCCGACACCGAGCGTGTTCAAGAGGCCGAACGACGAACAGTTGATGTTTGAGTTCGTGCAACAGACCGTTGCCACGCTTTGCATCTACGGAGTCGCCTACTGGTGGACGCCGATGCGTGGCATCTATCCGCTAGAACTGCGCAACATCCATCCGAATAAAGTCCAGGTCAAAGCAGACAAGGATGGCTCGATCTACTACGTCATCGGTGACGAAACCTACGACAGCACGCAAATCCAGCGAATCACATGGATGCGGTTGCCATCGCAGGCGCAAGGCATTGCACCGATGGACGCACTGAAGAACATCGTTGGCACAGACATCGCCATCAACAGGTTCCTCTCTGCGTGGTACGGAGATGGCGGAACACCATCTAGCGTGCTAGAGACAGAGAATCCGCTGACACCAGAGCAGGCGCAGGTTCTGCGTGACACTTGGGTAGATACGCACTACAAGAGTCGTCGTCCTGCCGTTCTTACAGGCGGTTTGAAGTGGAAGCCGATCACGGCAAGCGCATCAGACATGGACACGATGGCCCATCGTGAACAGATCGTGCGTGAGATTGCACGCTTCTATCGCATCCCACTGCACCTCATCCTCGGCACAGGCGGAGACTCACAGACCTATCAGAACGTCGAATCAGCAGGGATCATCTTCGTTCGCCACACACTGCTCCCCTGGATGCGCAGACTCGAAGACGCATTCAGTGATCTAGTACCGGCAAATCAGCGTTTGCACTTCAACGCAGACGAGTTCATGCGTGCAGACCTGCAAACCCGTGTGCGTTCAGCGCAGGTGCAGATCGCAAGCGGAATGCTGACACCGAATGAGGCACGCCACATTGAGAATCGTGAGCCGTATGAGGGCGGAGATAACTTCGTTCTGAACCTGCCAGGTGCGCCGATGGCAGGAACACCAGACCTTCCGTTCCTCGGCACAGATGCGGAGAAGCCGTGAAAGCGTACAAAGTCACTGTCACAGACACTCCCACTCTGCTGATCGCCCCAGACAATATTTATCGTGCTATTTGGTTGCACAACAACACCAACGAAATTCTCTACATTGGTGGATCAGATGTCAGCGTTGAGCAAGGCTTTCCGACCCTCAAGCACTCAGCACCAGTCGAGCGTGCGCTTGACATCAATGACACGCTTTATGGCATTGCTGAAGCAGGCAAAAGCATCGATCTCAGAGTTCTTATCCCACCCATCGACTGATCATGCCTTACGGAATCAGCGATAAACAGAGCGACTGCACTGGTTGGGCGACCGTCAAAGTGAACGCCGATGGCAGTGCAGAGACCGTTGCGTGCCACGACACAAAGCAGGAAGCGATAGATCAGGCAGTCGCCATCTCTATCAGTGAAGACAGTGAGATGGTTGGCGAAGTGCGTGCAGTCAATCTCGCTCCGCCACAGTTCATGCGAAGTGCCGCGAGGAAGGGACTCAAACTGCACGCCGAGGGATACTCCGGCGACGGTCTGAAGGCGCAGACAGTAGAAGATGCACGCAAGATGGCATCTGGAAGCGTCACAGAAGCCAAGTGGCGTAAGATTGGCCCTTGGATAGCACGGCATCTGATTGACTTAGATGCTGTCGAAGGGAACGAGATCACGGCAGGCTATGTCGCACATCTCCTTTGGGGGAGCGATGGAACGAAGTCGGGTGCTAGGAGAACGATGGATTACGCAAACAAAGTCGTGGAACAACTCGATGAAGAGCGCCAGATGGTTTACATCGAAGAGCCGATGGGCGAAGACACACCTGAAGGGATGGTGTCTGAAGACGAAGGCGAGTACGGCGACAGCCTTCATGTTGAGGTTGAGGCGCACGTTTGCATCCCGAAGTCATGGGTTATTGCTGAGAAGAATAATCGCAGTATCGCCTACACGAACCTCGAGATGCGTGCGTTGCCGGAAGGCAACACGCTCATTGGATACGCCGCGGTCTTTGACTCCCCGAGTGAGCCGTTGCCGTGGACGGAGTTTGTGAAGCGTGGCGCATTCCGCAAGACCATCAAGGATGGCGCAGATGTGCGGTTGCTCATCGACCACGAAGGTGTCCCGTTGGCACGCAGTAAGTCAGGCACGCTGACGCTGGAAGAGGACGACTTTGGTTTACGTGTGGAAGCACAGTTGGATGAGACCAACCCCGATGCCGCGAAGATCATGTCTGCTCTGCGTCGTGGCGACATCAGCCAAATGAGTTTCGCCTTTGAGACCGTGAAGGATTCATGGTCACAAGACAAGCGCACTCGTGAGTTGCGTGAAGTCAAACTGTTCGATGTCAGCGTCGTGACGTATCCTGCCTACGAGCAGACCGTCGCTGAGTTGCGATCAAGAAACAACACGGAGACTGATACAGTCCCGTCCACAGCACCGACCAATCTGCGCAAACGTCAGATTGAGTTGATGCAACTGCGAGCCGGTCACTAGCCGACACTGAGTCACTAGATAGATCACTCGGTCAAACAAGCAAACCCACAAACAAAGGGAGTAAACCCAATGTCCATGTCCGAGAAACTCATCGAGAAGCGTTCTGCTTTGCTCGCTGAGGCGCAGGAACTTGTTTCGCTTGCCGAGGCCGAGGGTCGTGACCTGACCGCCGAGGAAGACGACAAGATCGCTGTCGCCCTGCGTTCCGCTAGCGAACTGGATGAAACCATCAAGACGCACCAGGAACTTGAAGCACGTTCCAAGGAAGCCGCTGAAGTGCGCAAGCACACTGCGGTCGTGGAAGTGAAGAGCGAGGCTCGTACCTACGAGAAGCACTCGCCCAACAACTTCCTTGCTGACGCATTCGCGGCTCAGTTCAACGGCGACTTTGAGGCCCGTGAGCGCCTCGCTCGCCACATGAACGAAGAGCGTGTGGAGCGTCGTGACGTCACGAGCGCCAACTTTGCTGGACTCGTTGTCCCGCAGTACCTCACCGATCTCGCGGCTCCGCTTGCTCGTGCAGGTCGTCCCGTTGCAGATGCGGCTCGGAAGCATCCGCTTCCGGCTTCTGGTCTGACCATCAGCATCTCGAAGATCACCACTGGTACTTCGACTGCGGCTCAGACGGAAGGCGCTTCTGTCAGCGAGACCAACATGGACGACACCAAGTTGGACATCTCCATCGGAACCATCGCCGGTCAGCAGACGGTCTCCCGTCAGGCTTTGGAGCGTGGAACTGGTGTGGACATGATCGTGATGAACGATCTCATCGCTTCGTACCACACGACGCTGGATAGCGCAGTGGTGGCGGAACTCCTGTCGTCGGCTGGACAGTCGGTTACCTACACCGACGCCTCGCCCTCGGTTGCCGAGTTGTATCCGAAGTTGATGGATGCGATTCAGAAGGTGCAGACCACGTTCTACGCTGGTCCGAACGCCATCATCATGCATCCTCGCCGTTTGGCGTTCATCATGGCGGCTCTCGACACGACCAACCGTCCGTTGGTTGTTCCTGCGCCTCGCAACCAGAACGGCATTGCTTCGGGCAACGGAGCCGTGCAGTACGGGAACAGCGGATACGAGATTGCCGGTCTTCCGGTCATCACCGATGCCAATGTCTCTGTTGCTCAGGGAGCCGGAACCAACGAAGACACCATCTTCGTCGGAAGCCTGCAGGAACTGCACCTTTGGGAAGACGCAGGCGCACCGATGTTCCTGCGCTTCGATCAGCCGAAGGCCGCAGAACTCGATGTCCTCGCCGTGGTGTACGGATACAGCGCTTACACAGCGAATCGCTATCCGAACGCTTGGGCGAAGATCGGCGGAACGGGTCTGGTCACACCGACCTTCTGATCTGTCTAAGATGGGGTCGGGATGTGGATTGCCATGTCCCGACCCTTTCTGTTTGAGAGGACAACATGAACGACAACGAGAAACTCATCAGCGCACTGCAAGAAGAGCGTCGTGGCTACGTCATGCGCAAACTCACAAAGCGCATTGAGGCAGTTGATGAGCAGTTGCGGGCGCTTGGTGTAGCACCTGCACGAGAGACAGCAACGGCAGTCCCGAGCGAAGAGCGTGCCGTTGTGGAAAGCCCAAAGAAGCGCACAACGAAGCGAGCGTAAACAATGGCGATCACCAACGGTTACTGCACGTTGGCCGAGGTCAAAGCCGCTTTGCGCCTCACAGACAACACTGACGATGCACTGCTAGAGAACGCCATTGAGGGCGCATCTCGCAGAATTGATGGCTACTGCGGTCGCTTCTTCTACCAGACGGATGCAACAGCGATCACGATGTATCCGTTCAACTCGTACAATCAGCCTCTGCCGAACGATGCATCAACATCCAGCGTTACGGTCAAGACTGATAACGATGGCGATGGCACGTTTGAGACAACGTGGACGCAAGGCGTGGACTACCAGTTGGAGCCACTCAACGCAGGACTGCGTGGATATCCGTACCAACGCATTGTTGCCATTGGTGGCAAGACATTCCCGTTGCAGTACGTCCCCAACCGTCCCCTCGTGCAGGTGACAGCGCAATGGGGATGGGCGAGCGTGCCGGACGATGTGCGTGAAGCCTGCATCCTGCTTGCGATGCGTGGCTTTGCACGCCTAAATGCGGCTCTTGGTGTTGTGGGCTTCGCAGACATGGCAATCCAGGTTCGTGCAGTAGACCCCGACGTTCGTGACCTGCTGTCCCCGTACCGTGTGGTTGCGGTTGCCTGATGCCTGCAACCGTTGCACAGGTGTCAGATGCGCTGAAGACAGCGCTCTCGAGCATCAGCGGTTTACGCACGCACGCATTCCAGCCTGAGCAGATCAATCCGCCCTTTGCGTATCCCGAACTGACGCAGGTGCTTTATCACCGCTCTATGGGTTTGGGCGATGTCGAAATGATGTGGACAATCAACGTGGTTGTTGGCAGGTACACGGACAGAACGGCAAATGACCTTCTTGACCAGTACCTGAGTCCCACTGGTGCGAAGAGCATCAGAGCCGCTTTGGAGTCTGATCGAACACTCGGCGGAGTGGTACAGACGGTGATACTCTCATCAGCGGCTGATGTGACGTCACTCAACGAAGCGGACGCCAACTTTCTGCAAGTGCAATTTCAGATGACCGTTCATGCCTAAGGAGTTTCAGGTGGCGCAACAGTTCAAAGTGTTGAGCGACAAGTGCAGTCTTGGCAAGAAAGGCGCAACTGTCGTTGTGGAAGAAGGTTCTGGCATCAATGTGGAAGCCCTGGTTTCAGGCGGACACATTGCACCAGTTGCAGTAAAGCCCATCAAAGAAGCCGATAGCAAGGAGTAAGCAAAGTGGCTCGTTTGGTTCTTACCGATGCAAGCATCACGATCAACAGCGTGGATTTGAGCGATCACTCAAACTCGGTCACGCTCAACTACGAAGTGGATTCGATCGAGGTGACCGCTTTCGGTGACTCGGGCCACTCGTTTGATGGTGGTCTCCAGAACAACACACTGGAGATCACGCTCCATCAGGACTTCGCCGCTTCCAGTGTTGAAGCGTCGATCTATCCCCTGGTTGGAACGCAGACCACGGTTGTCATCAAACCGACTTCGGACGCTGTTGGCGCATCAAACCCGTCGTACACGCTGACCAACACCTACCTCGCCTCGCACAACCCCGTTGCAGGTGGCGTCGGTGAGTTGGCCGCGACTAGCCTCACCTTCACTGGTGGCACGCTCACGAAGGCGACTTCCTGACCTACAACTGAAATCGAAAGGCGACGATGAAGATTCGATTGAAGATTCGCTATGCAGATGGTGAATCAAAGGATGTGGATGCGGTCTTCGCTGACTTTGTAGCGTTTGAGCGCACCTGGCAACGCTCCGTCATGAAGATGGAGCAGGAGATGCGTTTGACTGACCTTGCATGGTTGGCGT